CTTTCTTAGCAACTAAACTTACATTTTTTAATGAATTTTACGATGCAATAAAAAACTTTGGAGGTAATTATGGTCGTATCGCAAACGCAATTGGAACTGATCCGAGAATTGGGCACTCCCATACTCGTGTCCCTGGTTTTGACGGCAAGCGTGGTTTTGGCGGTGCTTGTTTTCCAAAAGATGTTTCCGCCTTCATAAACTTTACAACTCATACTCCTTTATTAGAATATGTTATGGATCGTAACAATCAATATCGATCTGAGTATGAAAAAGACGAAAGAGAAATAGAACAGAATATAGAGTACAAATGAAAATATTCATAACAGGAGCAGCAGGATTTATTGGGTTTCATTTAGCCAGAGAACTTAAAGCATATGGTCATGACGTTTTAGGTTGTGATAATTATAACGGAATGTATAGTCCACATCTAAAAATGGATCGATGCAAAGTTTTAGAGATGGCAGAGATTCCTGTTAAAAATGTTGACATAGGTTTTTTAAATGAAGCAGCAGTTGAAGATAGTGATATTATTGTACACTTAGCAGCTTGGGCTGGAGTCAGACATTCATTAGAACAACCAAACATTTATACAAAAAATAATATATTAGGTACGCAAGGCGTTATAGATATTGCTGAGAAGCTAAACATTCCTGTAGTATATGCTTCTTCGTCAAGTGTGTATGCTGGTCAGACTCCACCATTCACTGAACAAATGAATTTTAAACATCATTTAAATCCTTATGCTTGGACTAAATACGTAAATGAATGTCAATTCAAACATAGTAAATTACCTTCATCAATCGGCTTTAGATTTTTTACAGTGTATGGTCCTTATGGACGGCCTGACATGGCGCTTCATGGATTTACGGACAAGATTATAAGAGACGAACCAATAGAAGTTTTTGGTCACGGGAAGATGTCTCGTGATTTTACATATGTACAAGACATCGTAAATGGTGTACAATTATTAATAGATAAAGTTCAAAGAATAGATAGCCATGACATTTATAATATTGGAAGTGGCGAATCAGTTCCTCTTATGAGCTTTGTGAGATTAATAGAAGAAAATCTAGAACGTAAGGCAAAGATTAATTATGTTGATATGCATCCCGCAGATATTCGACATACTTTGGCTGACATAACAGAAATTAAAAGTCTTGGCTATCGACCAATGACTAGTATTGAAACTGGTATACGAAGCTTTATCAGTTGGTATAAAGATTATTACGAAAAAAATTAGGAGACGCATATGTCAGTGATGGACAAACTCAAAAAGAACTCAAAGTTAAAAAATACGGAGGTTCTTTCTGAGTCAAAATTCTTTAATGAAAAGGATATGACTCCAACCGATGTGCCTATGATTAATGTGGCATTATCAGGATCTGTTGATGGTGGTTTGGCTCCAGGCCTTACTGTTCTTGCAGGCCCATCAAAACATTTTAAAACTTCTTTTGCTCTAATTATGGCAGCAGCTTATTTAAAACAACATAAAGATGCTGTCATGTTATTTTATGATTCAGAGTTTGGTTCACCTCAAGCTTACTTTGAGCAATTTGATGTTGATACATCTCGTGTTCTTCATACTCCTATTACAAATGTAGAAGAACTTAAGTTTGATCTAATTGGTCAACTAGAAGAGTTAGATAGAAATGATAAGGTAATTGTAGTTATTGATTCTATTGGTAACTTAGCATCAAAGAAAGAATTAGAAGATGCTATGAATGAAAAATCAGTTGCCGATATGTCAAGGGCAAAAGCACTCAAAGGTTTATTTCGTATGGCAACACCTTATCTTGCTATGAAGAATATTCCTTTATTAGCAGTCAATCATACGTATCAAGAGATCGGCTTATTTCCAAAAGCTATTGTGTCTGGTGGTACAGGCATATATTATTCAGCTGACAATATATGGATCATTGGTCGTCAGCAAGATAAGAAGGGTACCGAAATCCAAGGTTATCATTTTGTAATCAATGTGGAGAAATCACGTTATGTTAAAGAAAAGTCTAAAATACCTATTACCGTTAGTTGGGACGGTGGCGTTCGTAATTATAGTGGTCTCCTTGATGTCGCTCTCGCAGGCTCTTACATCACTAAACCATCAAACGGCTGGTTTGCACGAGTCAATCAAGGAACTGGAGAAGTTGGTTCAAAAGTTAGATACGACCAAACCTTAGAAAAAGAGTTTTGGGATCCTATTTTTGCTGAGACAGATTTCAAAGAGTTTATCAAAAAGCAATATACGATTGGTCATAAAGAACAAGTATCTATGGATGAAATAGTTGAGGAAGCATGATAAACGTAGATAAACTTTCTGAAGGTGTTGACTACGAATTAATACCTGCTCCAGATAACGAACAAGCTTGGAACATAAGAGTCTTGACTGGCCCTTATGTTGAAACTGTTGTACAGTTTGGAGCTATCTCTATTAATGGTCCGGAAGAAGCAATTAATTTTAATTTTACTATTATTGAATCTCCTGATGATTCATTAACACCTGAAGATAAACAGTTTCAGACGTTTTGTGGATTAGTCTTACATGATGTAATTGAAATGGCTATAAGTAAAGACGAATTAATAATGAAAGATAAAAAATGAGAATATTAATTATGGGTTTGCCGGGTTCAGGTAAAACTCATTTGGCTGTACGATTGCAAGCTCATCTAAAAGATTGTGCATGGTATAATGCAGATGCTATTCGTAAGATGGCAGACGATTGGGATTTCAGTCCATCTGGAAGATTTAGACAAGCTGAACGAATGAATACGTTGGCTAACTTTGAGGGTATTCGAGGTCGTACAGTTATATGTGATTTTGTTTGTCCGACGATTGAAACAAGAAAATTGTTTGATCATGACATTATGATTTGGATGAATACTATAGAAGAATCCAGATATAAAGATACAAACCAAATGTTTGAGAATCCTGACAATGCTACGTATACTGTCAAAGGATTTCAATCAGACGAAGAAATAACAAATTTTGCACAACAACTAGAGAGGGCATATGGCATTTGATTGGAAAAAACCTACAGCACAAATGTTGGGGCGTTGGCAGCCTTGGCATAAAGGACACACAGAATTATTTAAAAAAGCTTTGGGTGAAACCGGTCAAGTAGTTATTATGGTTCGAGATGTTGGTGGCATTGTTGGTGAAGATGCTGGAGCTGGACGAACAGCAACACAAGATGATAATCCATTTGGATTTGAGTTCGTTTCTTCACAAATTGTTGAAGGATTATCTCGAGAGGGGTTTACAGTTAATGAAGAATATGTTATAATGGAAGTACCAAACATCGTAGACATAAGCTATGGTCGTGGTGTTGGATATACATTTACACAACATGATCTAGGCAAAGATATTCATAATATCAGTGCTACAAAAATCCGTAAATCTATGCGAGAAAGTGGAATGCTTTGAATACAAACATTGAACAGACTATATTGCGAAACCTTCTGGTGGATGATAAGTTCATGCGGAAGGTTTTGCCTTTTATTAATAATGATTATTTTGAAGGCGTATATCGCCAACTGTTTAAAGAAGTCGGTAAGTTTGTTGCTAAGTACAATAAACTTCCAACACAAGAATCGTTTAAAGTTGAGTTAGATGAGTCTGATATATTTAATGATGAACAGTATAGACATGCTGTTGAAATATTGCCAGAGATATTTAAGAAAGAAGAAATAGATTATGAATGGCTAATTGATAAAACTGAGAAGTGGTGTCAAGACAGAGCTTTACATAATGCTGTAATGGAATCTATCAGTATTATAGATGGTAAACATCAAACGCTCTCAAAGAATGCGTTACCAGAGATCCTCTCAGATGCTCTAGCAGTTAATTTCGACGCGAATATCGGCCATGACTATATAGAAAACTTTAGTGAGCGATATGAGTTTTATCATAAAGAAGAAGAACGTATTCCTTTTGATCTAGACTATTTCAATAAAATTACAAAAGGTGGTTTGCCTAATAAGACTTTGAACATTGCATTGGCCGGTACAGGTGTGGGTAAGTCATTGTTTATGTGTCACGTAAGCGCTGCGGCTTTGACTGAAGGTAAAAACGTTTTATACATTACAATGGAAATGGCAGAAGAACGTATCGCAGAACGTATCGATGCAAACTTACTTAATATTCCTATTGATCAATTAGATAAATTATCAAAAGATATGTTCTCGCAGAAAGTATCTCAACTTGCTAAACAAACGAATGGCAGATTGATTGTAAAAGAATATCCTACTGGTTCAGCACACTCTGGTCATTTTCGTGCGCTACTCAATGAACTAAAACTAAAAAAGAAATTTGAGCCAGATATTATTTTTATAGATTATCTTAATATCTGTGCATCTTCACGTATGAAAGGTATGGGCGGTGCGATTAATTCTTATACTTATGTTAAAGCTATTGCGGAAGAACTCAGAGGTTTGGCAGTCGAATTTGACGTTCCGGTCTTATCTGCAACTCAAACGACACGTAGTGGTTACTCTAACTCAGATGTTGGGCTTGAAGATACGTCCGAGTCTTTTGGATTACCCGCAACCGCGGATCTAATGTTTGCTCTTGTATCAACAGAAGAACTTGAACAGCAAGGTCAAATAATGGTCAAGCAATTAAAGAATAGATATAATGATCCAACATATAAGAAAAGATTTATTCTTGGCATTGATCGATCAAAGATGAGATTGTTTGACGTTGATGAAAATAATCAGACATTAACAGATGACACTCCTGTGTATGATAAAACAGAAATGAACAAAAGATTCGAGGACTTTAAACTTTGAAGGTAAGATTAATTGGTTACACTCAACCACCAGAAGATATCGTCGGTCTCGACGACTTACAAGACATCGTCGCGTATTGTGCCCGTGTCTCGAACCCATCCAACCAAATCAACTCAAAAACGGCGCCAAAACTCCTTGACTACCTCATCAAAAACAAACACTGGTCGCCCTTCGAAATGTGCTCGGCCACACTCGAAGTCGAAACGACAAGAGATATTGCGAGACAGTTCCTCAGGCATCGGTCGTTTTCCTTTCAAGAGTTTAGTCAGCGCTACGCTGATATTCGTTCTTTTAATAATTCTTTTGTGACACGTGAAGCAAGACTTCAAGACGAAAAGAATCGGCAAAATAGTATAACTAATAATAATGCAAAGCTTTCTATGGAATGGCAAGCTAAACAAAACAAAGTAATAAAAGAAGCCAAAGCGGCTTATGATTGGGCAATAAAAAATGGAATCGCAAAAGAACAAGCAAGAGCAGTTTTGCCAGAAGGTAACACCATTAGTAGGCTCTATGTTAATGGCACCATTCGTAGCTGGATACATTATATCGAGCTCCGTTCTGCAAATGGGACACAACTTGAACATATGGAATTGGCAAAAGAAATCGGACGAGTAATAACTAAAATATTTCCATATTTTGCAGAGTGATAATTATGTCACACATATCTATTAAGCAAAATAACTATGTACATTTATTTTTATTTGTGTTATGATGATCTCATAAAAACGAGGCAGTGAAATGAAAAAAATAATATCAGCAGTACTAATCAATACTATTATTGTATCATCAGTTGCATATGCAGGCGTAGATAGAATTCAAAAGTTACATCATGAACAAGAATTAGAATGTTTGGCTCTTAACATTTATTTTGAAACAAGCGCATCTTCATTGGCAGATGCAATGGCTGTATCAGATGTGGTTTTAAACAGAGTCAATAGTACTAAATTTCCAGACACTGTTTGTAAAGTCGTATATCAAGGAAAAAAAGATAGTAATGGTAATATGAGACGTCATAAATGTCAGTTTAGCTGGTATTGTGACGGTAAAGCTGACACACCAAAAAATTCAGACGCATGGGATACTTCACGTAAATATGCAAGAGATATTTACGTTCATGGTGAGTACATAGGAATTACAGAAGGTGCTACTCACTATCACGCAAGTTACGTTAAACCGTTTTGGGCTCCAACTCTAGATCGTATAACTAGAATTGGTTCTCACATATTTTATAGGAAGAAATAATGAAAGATACGACTATGGCAACTGATACACTCACTATGAGCACTGAACCTATTATCACTATAGATGATATTACATTTGGTGAGACAACATTAAATTATGTTGATTATAAATTTGGTGAAGATAAATATTTACAAGAGTTAAGAGAGTATATTGACTCAACTTATCAAGGGCATTACTCTACAAATAAATTTCAATCGACCGAAGTTATTATTGCTAGAGGACACGGTACAGGTTTCTGTATGGGTAATGTAGATAAGTACGCTAATCGTTATGGTAAAAAAGGAACTAGGGAGGATGCGCGTAAGGATCTTCTAAAAGTTATCCATTACGCATTACTACAATTACATGTACACGATAGTGAGGAACAAGAATAAATACGTCGCATATGACGAAAATAATAAAGTGATAATTATATCACACAATCCCCGAATAGTCAGGCAAGTTGCTCTGGAAACCTTAAAAAAGGTAAATAAATCCATAGATGATTGAGGATATACAGGACCTGGGGGCGGAACCCAGCGCCTCCACCAAAAACACATTTGTGAAACATTTAGACAAGTGTGTTTTTATGGGGGCGAATTAGGATCGACTGGTATTTGAGTCTATAAATCACAAATGCAAACAATAACTTTGCACCATCTGGTTACGCACTAGCTGCATAATACAGGGGGCGGCCACTGCCTAGCAACAGAAAGTGGCGTTTAACAACTTAAGGGGAAAATTATGGAAATCTTAAACAAAGTAAAAGCCTGGGCTGGAGGACTAGCTGAGGTTGGTCTTAGTTTAGCAGCTCTAGCGATTATACTTGAAATCTTAGGCCTACGTAATATGCCATTTATGCCCGCAAATATGAGCGTGGTTGACAATGTCACTAATATGGTATCAGCCATAGGATCGCAAGGTGTAATAGGTTTGATCGCTGTTTGGATTCTGTATGAAATCTGGAATCGTAAATAAAAGGAAACGACTTATGAAATATGCTGCTTTAACAGCTGCTGCTCTACTAACAGCAACATCTATCCAAGCTGCCGAGATTGGTGCCACTGGCATTTCAATCGGAGCTTCCGCAACAACAGAATATAACGTTGATGCAGAAAACATGACACTAGAAGTTACTCCATCAATGGGCTATGAGCTCTGGGGAACAGATCTAAGTGTATCTACTGATCTCATGATATATAACGATGAGTATGTATTTTGGGATGAACATCCAACAATTGATTTCAAAGTTGGATACGGCATCTGGGATAATGCAGAAGTCTATGTAGAGACTGGTTATGATTTAGAATTAGAAGAAAGATCTGACGT